AGCAACAAACTGGACTATGTAAACAAACTTTTAAATCTAGAACGAAAAAAAGAAACTAACTTTGAACTCTGGGAAAGGTGCATGAAAGGTAATGCAAATGCATTGTCTGAAATGGAAGATTACAATGTGCAGGATGTTCGTATCTTAGAGGAGACATACTTACTGATAAGAGCATGGATAAAACCACATCCGAACATGGGGTTATTTATCCTAGACGAGAAGGAGCACAGATGCCCTAATTGTGGAAGCAGTGACCTAGAAGTTATGGGGAAGACTTATAACACTACTGCGAATGTTTATGAGTTAATTAGATGTAGTAATTGTGGAGCAAGTTCTAGGAAAAGACTAGGAGCAGCTAACATAAAACAAAAAAGACACTTACTAATATCAACAAAATGATACCAAAGAAATTCAATAAAATGAATATACAAGAACAAGAAGTTTTTCTATTAAATAAGTTGCAGGATTTGTATATCAAAGAAAAGATTTATAGGAAGGCACTTGCTCAAGTTAGAAGGAATGTAAAAGTAGAGATTGCAGAAATAGACAGACCAGACGAAGCAATTTTAAAGAGTGAGAATTAAAGTAAAATACAAAGATTTAACCAAAGAAAAAGTCTGGGGCTATGCTGATTCGGCAGGGTATATCGAGTTGGAAAAAAGACTTAAAGGAAAAAAGCATCTGGAAATTCTTATACATGAGTGTTTGCATTTACTTTTACCTGAAGCTGAAGAAGAAGAAATAGTTAAAAAAAGTGTAACTTTGTGTAATACACTTTGGCACGAAAAGTACAGAAGGGTTGACGATAAAGAAGGTATACCATTACAAGACGGCTCACTATGAGAAAGCACACTAAAATTTATATGGACTACTTTGGATACGGCAAAGAAGATTTTTGCAGTTGTGAAGTTTGCGGTAGACGTGGAGTAGATGTTCACCATATAGATTGCAGAGGTATGGGAGGAAGTAAAGAAAAAGACACAATAGAAAACTTGATGTTAGTTTGCAGGGAATGTCATTTAAAATATGGTGACAAAAAAGATTATATAGATTTCCTAAAAGAGAAGCATCAAGACTTTATGTATAACTATGGAAAGTTTTATTAACTATATACATCCTACGGCTATTATTTATCCTAACGTAGTGCTAGGATATGGTAATTATATTGGTGCTTATTGCATAATAGGAGCACCTGCAGAACATAAAACAAACTGGGGCAAGACTAACGACATAGTAGTTATAGGAGATAACAATGTTATAACTGGAGCAGTTACTATAGATGGAGGGATGGAGAATATTACCTATATAGGCAATAGGAATTTCCTGCTTAAAGGTGTTCACATCGGACATGACTGCCATATATGGGATGATGTGACAATAGCTTGTGGTGCAAAGATTGGAGGTCATACTTACATAATGGAAAAAGTAAATATAGGACTAAACGCAGTCATTCATCAAAGGCAAACAATAGCAGAAGGCTGCATGATAGGTATGGGCTCTGTGATAACTAAAAAGCTAATAACTAAACCTTATTCTAAATACGCTGGTAATCCAGCTAAATACATAGGAAGTAATGAAGGCAGCAATAGTCCTACTAGATTATCTTAGGCATCAACATACTGCTCAAGCGGTAGCTAGTTTTCCATTAGGGAACTATCCTTATGATATGTTTACCATAGATAAAAAAGGAATAGCTGCAGCATTAAACGAAGGAATAAGAAAGACCAAAGATTATGACGTTGTAGCTTTCTGTGGCAATGATATAGTAATGCCTAACAACTGGCTTCTAATGGCGGTAGAGCATATTCAAGCAATACCAGAAACGGGTATGTGCGGGATATATTGCGTAGAAACTTTACCAAAGACAGAGGTAATAAACGGAATAGAGGTTCATCCTACTTGGGCAACATTTGGAAATGTTATCATACCTAGAAAAGCAATAGACACTGTAGGATATTTTAACGAAGCCTATGACCCATATGGAATGCAGGATAGTGATTACGGACTAAGGCTAACGCAACTAGGATTTAAATCCTACTATATAAAAGGTTTACAAAGTTCTCATATAGGACATGATGTAGGTGAACAGACCGATTATAGAAAGATGAAGGATGAAGGGTTAAACAAGGCAGGGGCAATCTGGGAATATTATAACAAGCTATATACTGAAACCAACAACTATACTATTTTTTATGACGAAAGTATCAATTAAAGATATTAAGCCTAACCCTAATAACCCTAGACTTGTTAAAGACGATAAGTTTAAAAAACTAGTCCAGAGTATTAAGGACTTTCCGCAAATGCTAGATATAAGACCTATTGTAGTCAATAAGGATATGATAGTTCTAGGAGGTAACATGAGATTAAAGGCTTGTAAAGAAGCAGGACTAACAGAGATACCAATAATAAAAGCAGAAGATTTAACAGAAGAGCAGCAAAGGGAGTTTATCATTAAGGATAACGTAGGCTATGGAGAATGGGACTGGGAGTTAATAGCTAACGAATGGGATACACAAAAACTAAACGAGTGGGGTTTAGATATACCAGACTTTAAAGCAGAGGAAATAGAAGCAGTAGAGGATAATTATGAAATACCAGAGGAGTTAAAAACAGATATAGTTCTAGGGGATTTAATAGAGATAGGAGAGCATCGGTTACTTTGTGGGGATAGTACGGATACAAATAATTTAAGTCTTTTATTACAAAACAAAAAACCAGACTTGTTATTAACAGACCCACCTTATGGAATTGATTATGGAGGAATGTTAAAAGGAAAAGGAGATGGTAAGGGAGGAGCAGATAAAAACGGATGGAAATCTTATGATGCACCCGATTGGGATAAGTCAAAGCCAGAAAGCGGAGTATTACAATACCTATGTCAAATAACAGACAATCAAATTATCTGGGGCGGTAATTATTTTACAGACGATTTACCACCAACTATGGGGTGGCTTATTTGGGACAAAGGGCAAAGAGGGTTTAGTTTAGCAGATGGAGAGATGGCTTGGACAAGTTTTGATAATGCTCTAAGAATAAAAGAATATGCAAGAGCAAAAGCAAACAAAGAAGAAAAAAACCATCCTACTCAAAAACCAATAGAGATAATGTCTTGGTGCTTTGAATACGCAGATAGGCATTCAAAAATAGATATAAAGTTAGTTTTAGATACTTATTTAGGTTCTGGGAGCACTATGGTTACTTCTCATCAATTAAATAGAATATGCTATGGTATGGAACTAGACCCTAAGTATTGCCAAGTAATAATAGATAGAATGATTAAACTAGACCCTAGTTTAGAAATCAAACTAAATGGTAAACCTTACTTTAAAACAACGGAATAACAATGGCAAAGATAGTTGAGCAGCAACATGGTGGAGCAATCCAAGTATGGGAGAAGGGAGAGAGTGGTAACCCTAACGGCAGACCTAGAAAATATGTTAGCTTACTAAAAGAACAAGGGTACAAGCTATCTGAAATAAACGATACTATTCAGAATATGATGGCTATGGACTTAGAGGAACTAAAAGGAGTATTTGAGAATCCTAAAGCTACTATACTAGAAAAGACAGTTGCTAACGCAATGAAGAAAAGCCTAGAGAAGGGCAGCCTGTACTCAATAGAAACTTTACTAACTAGGGTTTATGGAAAACCTAAAGAGCAGATGGATATAAACACAGATAACAAAATAGAGATAGTGTTTGTAGATGGCAAAACCATTCTATGAGAATTGAAGTACCTAATGCACATATTAACCAGAAAGCTATTCTTGAAAGTCAAGCAAGGTTTAACGTGCTTATGTGCGGCAGGAGATTTGGTAAAAGTGAACTATCACAAATAAAAATGATTAAGACTGCATCCTTCGGGGAACAGATAGCCTACATAACACCTACATACAAACTAGCTAAAGTATTCTTTAACAAACTAGCTGCAGCATTACCTTTTCCGAATAACCAAAGTAATTTAACTATGCAGTTCCCAAATAAAGGAAGTGTAGAGTTTTTTACTGGGGAAAGGCTAGACAACCTAAGAGGTAGAAAATTTCATGGAGTTATTATAGATGAGGCTTCTTTTATACCTAACCTAGAAGATGGGTGGTTAAATTCAATTAGACCTACTTTAACGGACTACAAAGGCTGGGGATGGTTCTTATCTACTCCTAGAGGTAAAAACTTTTTTTATAGCCTTTATATGAAGCAGGAGGATGGTTGGCAGTCTTTTAAATATACTACCTATGACAATCCTTACATAGACACAAAAGAAATAGACGAGGCTAGAAGGCAGTTACCTGCACCAGTATTTGAGCAGGAGTATCTAGCTAATCCAATGGAGAACGCTGCTAATCCTTTTGGGTCAGAGAACATCAAGGCTTGTATAAAACCATTAAGCTATCAAGAACCAGTTTGCTTTGGTATTGACCTAGCTAAAAGTTATGACTGGTCGGTTATTATTGGACTAGATGCAGGGGGAAACGTTTGCTACCTAGACAGATTTCAAAAAGACTGGCACACAACTAAACAAGCAATTTTAAAGCTACCTAGAAAACCTATCCTTTTAGATAGTACTGGAGTAGGCGACCCTATCTTTGAGGAATTACAAAGGGCAGGTCTAATGGTAGAGGGATTAAAGTTTACAAGCAACTCTAAGCAGCAGTTAATGGTAGGGTTACAGAACGCTATTCATAGTAAATCAATAGGCTACCCAGACGGGGTTATAGTAAATGAGTTAGATGTATTTGAATATCAGTTTACGGCTAGTGGGGTTAAGTACTCTGCACCTTCGGGCTTTCATGACGATTGCGTTATGGCTCTTTCCCTAGCCTATCAGAACTTTACCCTAAGAATGGGTACTGGTAAGTATAGTTTCTTATAGACAATATCTATATATCATATAGAAAAGTTTTATAAAAAAAACTAAAGAAAAGTTTTGCAATATTAAAAAAAGGTTTATCTTTGATATATCAAAACAGAAACACAATGAACACACAAATTTTAAACAAAGCAAACGAAATTATCAGAGGTGCAAATTTTACTAACATTATCAAAGCAAGAAAAAATGCAGCTATGCACCATTGCGTTTTAAGTAGCCAATTTTTTGCAATCTACATTTCATACACAAATGATTTTGTTTATGCAGTAGACAATAACGGAAACGCTTTTCAATTAGTATAAAACAACAAGGGGTGCAGCATCCTAACAACTGCAAAACATTATGAACAACCTAGAAACATTTATCCAAAAGAATCCGACTAAAGTTTTTTTTATCATTATCATTATTTGTATATTAGCAGACAATTTTTAACCACTAAATAAAAACACAATGAAAATTCAATTAGTTAAAGAAGTAAACGAAAAAGGAGAAACTTGGTACTGCGTAGAGAAAGACGGCAGGTACATACCAAGCACATTAACACGCAAGTTTGATGAAGCAGTAGAAACTTACAATAAGGTTATAGCTGCAGACCCTACTAGAGAAGTTCTTATGGAAACTGAAATTGATTACTAATGGAGCAGGGATTTCAAATAGATTGCTTTGTTGATACAGAAGTAATCGTTAACATTCAGCCTACGAGAGTAGAGGAATGTCATGGGTATCAATACTTTGACGATAGTAGCTATGAGGTAGAGATTCAGAAAGTCTATATAGAAGTAGCAGGTAAAAGAATAGACATAACAGATAGACTAACGCCAGAAGAACTACGAGCAATAGAAGACACACTAGAACCAAATATAGATTTATGATAGGAGCATTACTAAAAGAAAACAGACAGAGAAGAAACCTAACGCAGAAGCAGTTAGGAGAGAAAGCAGGGATAAGTTTTGTAGCGGTTAAC